TTCCCACAATATACGGTCCTGAAATTTATATGAATCCTGTAAATGCAGGAAACTACCCTGACTGGGCGCTAAATCCGCCAACAGCAGGAAACGTAAATCCCAATCCGCAACGCTATACCAGCCAAGTTCCGACTAATGGGGCTAGCCTGACCACATTTCAGCTGACCATGGATCATTTTACAGGCAATGTCAAAGCTCAGGCAGCCGAAAATTACGAAGCATTATGGTATGATGTGGGCAACTTGAACATTTACTACAACAAAACTGGATCTGAATACATTAATGTAGCAGGATATCATCCATTGTTACGTTTAGCAATTGACAGCTATTCGGGTGCAACCATTGTTTCGCCTGCTACCGCAAACGCTCAAGCAGCCAATGGTGTAATAACTGGCATTACTATCCTTAATTCTGGATCAGGATATTTGGCTCCTCCTAAGGTGACCATCATTGGATTGGGTGCCGGAGCAGTTGCAGAAGCAGAAATTACCGGTGGACAAGTGTCTGCCATAAATGTTATTGATGGCGGTCAAGGATACACGCCAGGGCCTGCAACACCCAATACTCCTGCATCAGTTACAATTTCAACTGGTGCTATTACCAATATAATTTATAGATGAAATTTAAAAAAATTGTGGGGTTCGGCGACTCATGGATGTATGGAGATGAGTTATTGGATCCTGAATTGAGTCGTCAACACAAAGACGCACACACTTGTTGGCATCAAAACGATCCATACAGAAACACACACAGCTTCTTGGGACTCCTGGGCAAACATTATGATGTGCCTGTAGAAAACTTTGGCGTGCCAGGTGGATCAATGCAAAGTTCTATTTGGACTTTTCTTTGGTGGCTGGATCACGAACCAAATCCTGAAGAATGCCTGGTGCTAGTTGGACACACTGATTCTGATCGCCTGACTCATTACAACCCCAATCATGTGAGTTTTGGTAACGATCCGCCCTGGAACAAATTCATACACAGCACCTGGGTTGAATATGGATCTAGTGTGGTGCCTGAACCATTTAGAGACATGATCAAACGGCAACTGGTATTGACCAACTGCTCAGAATTGGCCATGCTCAACTACCAGCAAACTGTGCTATTTTTTGATGGCGTTGCTGGACGTAAGAACATACCACTCATGCAATTTCACATCATGCCTGCAGATGTCAAAATGGACTTACCTACCATTATCTGGCCAGGATTTTCAACCACAATGTGGTTCAGAGACATGCCTGGCAATCAGCATAGGGAAATGATCATGCCCGGCGGCCATCCTAACGAAGATGGGCATGTTTTGGTTGCAGACAAGTTGATTTCTACAGTAAACTCTGCTACAATGTAGCAATGCTTGACATCCTTGCGTATCTACCTGCAAAAAAGAAACCCACACCATCTGGTTGGTTGAGTTTCAATGCGGTTTGCTGTCAGCATAATGGCAGCACCAGAGACACAAGAGGCCGTGCCGGACTTAAAGCTACTGAACAAGGGTGGAGCTATCACTGTTTTAATTGTTCATACACAGCTAGTTTTATCATGGGTCGGACCCTAAGCATTAAAGCTCGCAGACTACTTGGCTGGATGGGTGTGCCAGACATCGAAATTGAAATGCTCAATTTAGAAAGCCTGCGTCATCGTAGTATACATGGCATACTTGAAGATCGACAACAAGCGTGGAATCAACTGGCCGGCATCGCATTTGAAGAACGAGACTTGCCGCCACATGCTGAGTTGTTGATGCCCGAACATGGTCCATATTGGGACTATGTGCGTAGCAGACATGTGCCCGAAGACTTTCCTATGATGGTACAGATAGTGAATGATGGTGTTCATTGGACACGCCCGCATGTGGTGATCCCATTCACATACGAAAACAAAATTGTGGGATACACTTGTAGATTCTTAGACAACAAGCAACCCAAGTTTATTTCAGACAGTCAACCGGGCTATGTGTTTGGCACAGACTTACAGCATAACAACTGGACCAATGTGATTGTAACAGAAGGCATATTTGATGCACTGAGTATTGGTGGTGTGGCTGTGATGCACAATACTGTAAGTGATGCACAGGCCCGATTGATACGCAACCTGGGACGAGAAATAACTGTGGTGCCTGACCAAGATCAAGCAGGAATAGAACTGATTGATCGTGCTGTGGAACTGGGATGGGCGGTAAGTATTCCCGAGTGGCCAGAAGGTTGCAAAGATGTCAATGATGCTGTGATTGTGCTAGGGCGTGTTGGCACCTTGCTAACTATAATGCAATCAAGAGAAACCAGTAAGATTAAGATAGAACTAAGGAAGAAACAACTTGTTAAAAGAATACGGACTTGACGTCCAACGTCTATTTCTAGAAATGATGTTGGAGGATGCACAAAGCTATGTGCGTGTGCAAAATATCTACAACCCACAGAACTTTGACAAGAGTTTGAGGCCTGCGGCTGAGTTCATTAAGGAACACTCAGACAAGCACAAGACACTGCCTGACCGTATGCAGATCTCAGCCACCACGGGCGTTAAATTACAGGCTGTGCCAGACTTGAACGACGGACACTTTGACTGGTTCATGGGCGAGTTTGAAGCATTTACTCGACGGCAAGAACTAGAACGTGCTATTTTAAAAGCCGCAGACTTGTTGGAAAAAGGTGAATATGATCCTGTTGAAAAGCTGATCAAGGATGCAGTACAGATATCACTTACCAAGGACATGGGCACAGACTACTTTGCTGATCCCAAAGCTCGCATTGAGAAGTACTTCAACTCGGGTGGACAAGTATCAACAGGTTGGCCACAACTGGACAGATTGTTGTATGGCGGATTCAGTCGTGGTGAGCTGAACATCTTTGCTGGCGGGTCAGGATCAGGCAAGAGTTTGGTCATGATGAACATTGCACTAAACTGGATACAACAAGGACTTAGTGGAGTGTACATCACACTAGAACTTTCAGAAGAACTAACGTCATTGCGTACAGATGCCATGTTAACCAACATGAGCACCAAGGACATTCGCAAAGACATAGACACCACAGAGCTCAAGGTCAAACTTGTGGCCAAGAAGTCTGGTAACTATCAGGTCAAAGGATTGCCAGCACAATCAAACATCAATGATATCCGTGCTTACTTAAAAGAGTATCAAATTCAAACAGGCAAGCGGGTAGACTTTGTGATGATTGACTACTTGGACTTGTTAATGCCAGTAAGCGCCAAAGTTAGTCCTAACGACTTGTTTGTGAAGGACAAGTATGTTTCAGAAGAACTACGCAATTTGGCCAAAGAACTGGGTATCTTAATGGTCACAGCGTCACAGCTGAATCGTAGTGCTGTGGAAGAAATTGAATTTGACCACTCGCACATTAGTGGTGGTATTAGTAAGATTAACACAGCAGATAATGTGTTTGGTATCTTTACAAGTCGTGCTATGAAAGAGCGTGGCAAGTATCAGATCCAGTGTATGAAGTCTCGGAGCTCGACCGGCGTTGGTCAAAAGATTGATTTGGAGTACAACATTGAAACCATGCGCATTACTGATGAAGGCGGGGATGACAACGAAAACGGGTTCAGCAAAAAGCCCAGCACAAGTATCATGGATAGTATCAAAGCAAAAAGTCAAGTTAATGCAGCCGCAGAAGATTCCAAGTCTGTACCTTGGGATCGACCACAGGCCCGAGAAGGTTTTGAGCTAGAAACACCAAAGGTCACGGCTGATGTACAAAGTGCCAAACTTAAACAATTGTTAGGCAAAATCAAAACATCATGATTGACAAAGACATTTACTGTTCAATGATACATGGTGGGTTGAATTTAAATTTTAAGACTGGTCAACTACAAGTGCAATCATGTTGTCTTCATGGTAAAAACAGCTTAGTAGACAAATCAACAGATTTATGGCAACAACAAGTTTTGTTGGATCTAAGACAAAAGAACAAACAAAATATATGGGACGACACATGCAGTAAACTTTGTTGCCAGGTTGAAAAATCCAATTTAGTAAGCATGCGATTGGGCATGAATCAAGGATTAACACCAAATGAGCAACTAGACAATTTGACCGGACCGATTAGAATTGATTTAATGTTTGATCTCGGTTGCAATTTAGCATGCAGAATTTGTGGCCCTGACAATAGCACACTCTGGCAAAAACATTTAAAAGAGCATGGCAAGTGGCCGGCTCCGATATCATCGCCAATCAATAAAGAACAAGTAATTGCACAATTAAAGTCTTTAGATTTATCTAATTTACGTATGTTAGTATTTGCAGGGGGAGAAACACTACTGGGACAAGCATATTGGGATGTGGCTGCGTGGCTGGCTGATAATGTGCCTAACGCCAAACAAAATCTTACCTTGTGTTTTCAAACAAATGGAACTCAGCCAATCTCAATGAGAAACTTTGATATCATCGAAAAATTTTATCTAGTAAAAATTCACGTAAGTTTGGATGGCACAAAAGAAAGATTTGAATATCAAAGATGGCCAGCATCATGGAATCAAACAACTGACAATATCTTAACTATGCGAGATACATTACCAAGTAATGTGATGTTTTTGATTGAAGAAACAATATCAATTTTTAACTTAGCCTATCTTGATGAACTAGCGCAATGGACTAAAGAACACTTTTCTACCAACAGAGAAGGAGACATAACAGTACTCAGTAGACATCTAGCCATTGGCACGTACAGCATTGATTTTTTGTCACAAGAATATGTTGATGATATAATCAAGTGCCAGCAACTGATTCCTACAACATGGAAAGAACAACCTGTAGGAATTACAATAATGATCCAGCAGATCAAGCAGTTTGATCAATATCGAAATCAATCATTTAGCAAAACGTTTCCAGAAGTAGCAGAGTATTACAAACGATATCTAACATGAAATATGTTGTTACTGCTGCACCGGGCGGACTGGGGCATTTCTTGTCAAGAATACTGGCCAATGAATATGACTTCTCAGTGGAATCAAATGGCAGTTACCATTCTTTAAAAATAGCATATTCTTCTCAAACCACACAAATAGAAACGTTTGACAAAGTCATTCATGATACTGATAACCCAGTGGTATGTTTGCATAATTTTGACAACAGAGATTTAACAAAACTTTTCAATGATAGAACCATTATTAACATTGTGGTTGACAGTCATTACGAAATATTTTTAAATAATTATTTTCGAAAAGCCATACACTCAAATTCACAAACTGTCAGCAGATTTCTTGATGAAAGTCAACAAAGATTTCCAACAAGCAAAAACTATCTCAGAGAAGAATTCTTTTTTATGTATCAATCCATGACAAAAAAAGAAATTGCCTGGCTTCCGCAACACATGACAGGGCATGAAATTCCATTTAGCAGTTTTTACAAGTTAGAATTGTTTGCACAAGAAATGTCTCAAATTGCTTCATTTTCCAATCTTGAAGAAATCTGGGCACACTTTATCAACGCTCAACAACCTATCTTGGATAGAGTAACTTTGTATCAATCCATATGTGATCAAGTTGTAAATGATCAGCCACCAGAAATCCCCACGTACTTTGACAATGTTGACTTTGGTATCATGTGCGGTATGATTGTTGTTCGACATGGAATTGACAAGTTAAATTTAGAAAATAACAACTGGGTATGAAAAAAATTTACACATTCGGAGATGGGTATGCCTCCAGTCACATATGGCCTGAGTGGCCTGTTATCTTACAAGCATTGCTGCCGCACTGCGACTTCACACATTATGGTGCTGTGGGCGCCGGCAATGAATACATTTTGAATGCTATTGTGCAGGCCAATATATTGGATCCGCATGCGTATTTTATAGTGCAGTGGGCACAAGCCGATAGGTTTGATAAACTGCTTGAAGATGCCAGTTGGAACAGCATCATTGATAGTGACCCAGTGTACTACTTTAATAGAAATTGCATAGCTGATCAAACTTGGTGGATCAGTAGTGCCAGCACACAAACAGACATACTAACTTATCACCGGCATTTTGTACAACCTCAGCAACATAAAAACAGAACTAATAATTTTGTCTATCTTGCCGGCAATTTACTCCTGGACAAATCATTGTTTTTTTCAACTTCTGGAGTTGACTGCTTGTTTAGCAATATCAATTGGGTTAAAGAAGACATGAGCAAATTCAGTCAGCAAGACAAATTTAAAGAAGTCAGACAATCTCAAGTGCAACCCAGTCCTGTTGTGCATTTGGCCTATGTAAAAGAACATGTGTTGCCAAACATACCCTTTGTTGTAGACACCTGCAGACTAGAAGAATTAGAACATAGAATACACACATATCAATGGGTGGCATATGATCCTGACAGAGAAGAGATTTGGCACAAAATGTCAATACTTTAAATCATATTTTAATATAACCAAAACAAATAAATAACTCAAAGGCCCTTGAGCAGATGCAAAAACGCACCCGTAGTATATTAGAAGAACTAGACGCAATGTATATTGAGCGCGATAATCACCTGGTGATTGAAAGTCGCGCCAGCAACATCATTGCCAGTGCTATTAACTTACTGGAACAAATTGACGCTACATTCCCTCCGGAACAGGCAGAAAATTTAACTCGCAAATTGCTTAATGCCATTCGCACCAGAGATGCAGGCCGCTTTGAAAGAACAGTAAGGCGTACCCATGCAGATTCATGAAGTCACAAGAAAGCAACTGAACGA